TCGCCTGCAAGTTCAAAATTGCTTGGTATCATTCTTTTTCCTCTTACTTCTAGTGATGGCGGCTTTTTTCGCTAACCGCCGTTTTTCTGATTTCGGGACGTACTCTTCTCTTTGACGGTACTCCCATACGATGTCAGCACATTTCTTTTTAAATACACGTAGTGCGCTCTCTACGTTGTTGTTTCTTACTTTAACCTTGGGCATTACTTTCCTTTTTACGAAGCATGGGTGGTAGTCCCCATACAGCTTGAGCTTCTGCCTTATGTCCTGCGGCGTCAATAACTAACATAACACGCTTGCCTTTCAGCCATGCTTCTTGCTGGTTGCGTAGACGTTGTATTGGAGTAAGAGAACGACAGCCTCGGCTACTACGGCGTAGACCTTGGCTTGTGTAGTTAGACTTACCCATTCTTTTCTTCTTAGCCATTAAAATGCTCCTTTGCGAATAAAATGCCACCCACGTTTGCGTAGATAGCTTACTTGTTTACGAATACTGTTCATAGTTCTATCAGGAAACAGTTCGAGTAACTCCTCTTCTGTCTTGCAATAATATTGATTGCGAAGGAGGTTACGCTCTTCATGTGTCCACGGTTTCTTCTGATATTCTTTCATGTTGTATATTATAGGGGAGTTTGAATAAAATGTCAAGAAGTAAATTTCGAAGAGGTCCATAGAAAAATACTTCTTGACATCAGTATTACTTTCAAGTATAATATACGCATCTGTGAAAATACCTAGGAGATTCTTATGATTGATTACTACACGTCCCTTATCATTTTTGGCGTTTGTATGTTTGGGGCCGCGATGACAGCATTTCATTTAGGCAGACGAGAAGGTATAGAAAATACTGTACAATATCTAATTGATACTGGAGTCTTAGAGGTAGACGAAGAAATGTAGGTAATAAGCCCACCTTAAAGAGGCTTCGTTTAATAGGCGGCATCGAAAGAGCCCCAGCGTACCGAAAGGACGCAATTCATAAAAGGAGAACTTTATGACCAGCACTAAACTAGCTATGGCTGACCTACAGAAGTATCTGTTAGGTTTTGACCGATTCATGGACACCAACGTATTTGCAGGAACTCTTGACGGAGGCTATCCTCGATTCAATATACTCAGAGTAGGAGAAAATGGTTTCCGAATTGAGTTAGCAGTTCCAGGATGGAACAAAGATGACATTGAAATCAGTCTTCACAAAGGAGTTCTGAAGGTAGATGGTACAACGAAGCAGTTTCACAAAGAACACGAGTCGTACATCTACAAAGGGCTAAGCGGTAAGTGTTTCACACGGACGTTCGGAGTAAGTGAGCATATCATTCTTGATCGTGCTTATATGGAACGTGGCCTGCTATGCATAGACTTGCATGAAGAAATCCCTAAGGAATTGCAACCAATTAAGGTTACTATTTCATAGGAGATATATGAAACAACTAGCAATACTTGCAGCTATTACAGCTGTACTATTCGCTCACACGGGCTTTGCTAAAGAAAAGAAAGAAACAGGGCAGGGACGAAGAGCACAAAAAATGGAAGAAGTACGAGTATATGGAGTTGACTTGAGTAAAGCAATTCCATTTAGAGCTGGATTAACAGACATAGTACTTGTACACGAATACGATAAAAGAAAGAACGAGTGGCGTTTTGTCGGCACAAAGAGTGCGAGTAAAGAATCGTAAAGCCTTAGCGGGGTCTCAGTGCCCCGCAATTTTGGAGAATTGAATGAACAAAGCATCTGTATATGAACAGTTGAAAATTGATGAAGGAGTTGTCTATGAAATTTATTTGGACCATCTTGGCTACAAAACCTTCGGAGTGGGACATCTCGTGCTTGAGTCAGATCCAGAGCACGAATACGAAGTCGGAGAGCCAGTTTCTGTCGAACGAGTCCTTGAGTGTTTTAACGGCGATCTCGATGTGGCTCTAAGTGAGTGTGTGAATCTCTACGGCGCAGACATCTGGTGTGGCTTTCCTGGAGAAGTGCAAGAAATTCTTGTAAACATGATGTTCAATCTTGGACGTCCACGGCTCGGAAAGTTTAAAAAGTTTAATGCTGCTCTTGTAGAAGGGGACTGGGTTACAGCAGGAGTAGAAGGTCGAGACTCGCTTTGGTATCGCCAAGTGGGGAAACGAGCTGAAAGATTAATGACACGATTGGAGAATGTGTAATGGAAAATTATTACAACAAAGAGACTCATCCAGATCAAAAGTATTTTTTAACGGAAGAGTCTGAAGAAGTTCTTAGTGGGGTCGCCCCAGAACTTGCAGAAGTAGTTCGACGAGCGGTCGCTATTTCAGATATTGAAATACAGGCAACTCACGGTCGAAGAACAAGAACACAGCAACTAGAATTGTTTCGAAAAGGAGCAACACAGCGAGCAAGCTCACCTCATATGTATGGACAGGCAGTTGACCTAGTAGCATTTGTAGAGGGCCGTCCTTGCTTTGAGCCCGAAGTATATGACGAAGTTGCTATGAATATGAAGTTTGCTAGCCAAGACTTGCTTACGCCTGTTCGTTGGGGCGGAGTATGGAGCTTAGATAACTTAAGTAGTTATGAAGGAGATCTTGGCGAGCTACAATGTATGTATATGGGTCGTTGCTTAGAAAATGGTCGTCGACCTATGCTTGACGTATGTCATTTTGAGCTAACAGTAGCAGAATAATCTTGACTTCAATTACCGATACAGGTATAATACTTACATGAACTTATTTTACCTTGATAAAGATTTAGACAAGTGCGCCGAGTATCACGTAGACAAGCACGTCAACAAAATGATACTCGAAGCTGCACAACTACTATGTACTGCGATATGGGTAGACACTCTACTTGGCTTTGTACCTCGAGCACTTGAGAAAGACGAAGCCGCAGTACTTAATGAATACAAAAAACTTGAGAAACCTCTCAAGCCTGAAGAAAGACAACTTACTCCATATCTTGGCATGATGTACAACCATCCCTGCACTATATGGACACGATCATCATTAGATAACTATGAGTGGACATGGTGCTATGCTCATGCTCTCGCAGAGGAGTTTCGGTATCGCTACGGCAAAGAACACAAGTCCTTCTGGCAAGTCATCAACAAACTACCCGACCCAGTCAACATTAAACGAGTGGGGTTCACCACGTTTGGACTTGCAATGCCTGATGTACTCAAAAACTATGATGATCCAATACAGTCTTACCGTGATTATTATCATCTTGACAAGGCTACTTTCGCCAGTTGGAGTCATAGACCAACTCCCGATTGGTGGGATGAGTCTCTTGCTGACTACGAACAGAGGATTACAGCGAAATGAGTAGAGTAGAATTAGTAGGGCTGACAAAGCCAAATATTGCCACAGGTTGCCATACCGCAGAAGAGTTGGTAGCCTATGCAGCACGGGTAAGTAACCCAGACAATCAAAACCATCACGAAAGCGCACCACGACTGCTACGATACCTTATTAAGCACGGGCACTGGTCCCCCTTCGAGATGGTAAGTATTACTATGGAAATTCGCACCACTCGGGATATTGCTCGACAGATGTTGCGTCACCGAAGTTTTAGCTTTCAAGAGTTTAGCCAGCGGTATGCGATTGCAGAAGACTTTTACTATCGTGAAGCTCGCCTGCAAGATCCTAGCAACCGTCAGAACAGTATTGAGCTGGAAGACTCAGAAGATTTTGGTAAAGGCGGAAACAAGTCTCAACACGAACGCCTTTACGAAGACTGGAACATGAAGCAGGCAAAAGTATTAGATGCGACAAAGAAAGCGTATCGCTGGGCACTCGATAATGGTATTGCAAAAGAGCAAGCCCGTGCAGTGCTACCAGAAGGTAATACAGTATCTACGCTATACATGAGCGGAACTCTTCGTTCGTGGATTCACTATTGCGACCTGCGGCGGGGTCACGGCACTCAGAAAGAACATATGCGTATTGCAAATCAGTGCTGGGATATTATTGCAACTCACTTCCCTGACGTTGCAGAGGCCGTAGAATGAAAGTACATGACCCAGTAAATAGTCCTTTACATTACCGACGAGATGATGTAGAATGTATTGATGCGATGAAGACAACAACATCCGCAGAAGGATTTGAAGAGTACTGCCGCCTCAATGCATTCAAATATATTTGGAGAGCAAACAACAAACAGAACAAAGTACAGGATATTCAGAAAGCTATCTGGTACTTGCGTATGTCAATAGGAGACGACCCCCGTGACAGGTAAAGGTGACACATATAGAAAAGTAAAGTGGCAACACTTTGGTAACAATTACGACAGAATATTTGGAAAACAGAATGAGACGAGTAAAAAAGAAAGATTACGAGAATTTAACAGAATCGAATATACAGAAAGTAATTGGACTTTTGACAGGAACTACTCCGATTTCAAAGAAGGAAGCATGCAGTATGCTGAATATAGCGTACAATACCACGCGCCTACAACGGATAATTGATGATTACGAAGATAAAGTTGAGTATCGAGCGTTACGTAAAAAGCAGAATCGAGGAAGAGGAGCGACAAATGAAGAAATTCGTGAGTCAGTTGAACGATATCTTTCCGGAGACTCCATTGCAGAAATCGCAGCGGGGTTATTCCGTTCGGCAGGGTTTGTACGTTCACTCATTGACCGTGTTGGAGTTCCTGCGACAAGTACGGAGTCTGGTACTGCGTATCTTCCGGAGACGTGTGTCGCAGAAGACTTCGCTTCAGGAGAAATCGTCTGGTCAGCAGTCTACAACAAACCAGCAAGAGTAGATTACGAACTCTCTGTAGATTATCAAGCAGAAAAAGCAGGCTTCTCAGATGTAAACTACGAGAAGAAGTACGGTAGCAAATGCTATGCTATTTATATCATGGAAGAAGTCAGAGAAGATACAGAAAAGTGGATGAATGTAAATACTGGAGGATTTGCAGCTTACTCTCTTGCATACGACTTGGGAAAGCTAAAGCACCTCGAAAAATACGGAGTTGATTTATCACGTATCTAAAAATATTTCTTGACTTTCATCACTCATGTCGGTATAATACATAGTATTGAAATGAGGAGAACTACATGAGTACATTTATAATTGGCTTCCTAACCGTAGGAGTATGTGTTCACCTACTTGGAGGTTACATCGCACTAGTAGAGCACTGCTTTGGGCGATAGATTTTATCAAGCACAACTACACGCTACAGGCACCTGTCCTGGAGCAACACAATCACAAACTAGAAGGAAACGTAAAATGGCGTGGACAGACGAACAAAAAGCAGAGGTTATCGAGGCGTACGAAGCAGGTAATCCAACTCCAGAGAACAGCATGGAGATCGTCGCAGAAATCGCAGAGCAATTCGATCAATCACCTAACGGTGTTCGCATGGTACTTACCAAGGCAGGCGTATATGTAAAAAAAGCCCCCGCCTCTGGTGGGACATCAAAGGCGAGTGGAGCAACTAGTACTCGCGTATCTAAAGCAGCAGCTATCGAATCTCTTACAGCAGCACTTACTGATGCAGGTCAAGAAGTTGATGAAGAAATCGTCAGCAAGTTGACAGGTAAAGCAGCAATGTACTTTGCCGGTGTAATCGCAGCAGTAAACAGCTAATTCTTTTTGAGGGCCTCCGTAGGTGTAAGTCCCTCACCTTCACATCCTAAGCAAGTCGGCACGGGAGAAGATTCTGCCAAACCGCTTCACTAGGAGTACCTGTGAAAAAAGAAGAACTAGCACGGCTCGTCGATGAGTACGGTGACGCTGTAATCACCTATCGTAGTGAGAACAGTAATAAGTTGAAATACAATGTTTGCACATTGGACTTCAGCACGCCTTACATTCAACAAAAAAGAAATAGAGCAAAGGAATCTGGAGAGACTCTTTTGCTTTTTTGTTGGGACACCGACTCTTTTCGTTTACTTAAACCGAAGAATGTGACCAATGTAGTACCTCTTGCCTCTGTTCTAAAGAACGGAGACTAGTATGGAACTATATCAAGCACCTGAAGTTTATGAAAAAGTCATACATTATGATGAAGCAAAAGAGACACAAGTTCGGCTTACTATCTCAACCTTTCGTGGTATCGAATATTTAAGTGTGCGTAAGTACTACTTAGATTTCGAAGAAGAGTGGAAGCCTAGTAAGGAAGGGATTACAATGCCCTTGGACTTTGACAACTCACGTAATCTTTTCGTTGGGCTAGTCGAAATCTTATCACTTGCAGAAAGTAAGGAGATCATAGAAGAACACTTCTCTGATCTAATCAAGGACTTATACGTAAATAGTTCTTGACTTTTGTTCCTTCTTTCTGTATAATATTGTTTATTGAGTGAGGGAACTATATGCAACATTTTTTGGAAAAAGCTTCTGCAATGTACTACTCAGGTACTCCGATAATCTCGGATGCTGAGTTTGATGCGTTAGCAAGACTATATAGCTATGATGCAGTGGGACATACTGTCACTGATGGTATTCCTCATCTGTATAAGATGTATTCTCTACAGAAGGTTTTTAATTTAAATGACATAGAGTCCGGTACGTCACCTATGGTGCGTACACCGAAACTTGATGGGGCGGCAGTGTCGTTGCAATATGTCAACGGCCATCTAGCTCAGGCTTTAACCAGGGGAGACGGCAATATCGGTCGTGATATCACGTTGAAGCTAGAAGAGCTAGTACCTCCAAATATCAGTACTATTGGCACTTGCCAAATTACTGGTGAAGTCGTAGCGCCCGATACGATTCCAAACTCTCGCAACTTTGCAGCGGGGTCTTTGAATCTCAAAGACATGCAGGAGTTCCGTGCTCGTTGTTCATACCTACGTTTTGTAGCGTATGACATTCAAGGCGAGTATATCGAACACACGCATCTTACCTCTGCAATGGACGGTTTGGCCCAAGAGGGCTTTGATACTATCACTCACTTCGATGCATCTGGCTATCCAACAGATGGCGAGGTGTTCAGGGTAGATAGTTATGAGGCTTTCTATAGAATGGGATATACAGCTCATCACCCCCGAGGGGCTTTCGCTCTTAAAGAGCAGAAGGATGGGGTGATTACAGAATTACTTGATGTTGTGTGGCAGGTAGGCAAATCAGGGGTCGTGAGCCCAGTTGCCATACTAAAGCCCGTCGAAGTGGGGGATGCACTTGTGAGCCGTGCAACTCTACACAACATCGAGTACATTCGCTCTCTGGACCTAGAAATAGGTTGCTCAGTTGAAGTTATACGGAGCGGGGAGATCATTCCACGAATCGTCAGACGAGTGGACATCGAGAAAAATAGTTCTTGACATTTAGGTCAATCTTTCGTATAATATCTTTTCACTTTTTCGGAGTAGTCCATGTTTCAAGAAATCAACTTCCCTACCAACTGTCCTTCTTGTGACAGTGAGTTGGAATGGGTAAATGATTCTCTGTACTGTCGTAATCATCTGTGTCCTGCACAGAATGCTAAGGCTGTGGAACACTTCGCTAAGACTATGAAGATCAAGGGTCTCGGCCCTGCGTCTATTCGTAAACTTGGCTGGACTTGCCCTTCTGAAATTTACCTCACTCCGCGTGAGAGTATCTTAGCATCGTTGGGCTCTGCGAAAGTGACTGACAAGCTCATGTTGGAGATATTGAATTCGTTCGATGCTCCACTTGAGCTTCTTTTACCTGCTTTTGGTATTCCGTTAATCGGAAAAACGGCAACACTAAAGCTGTCTGAGACTATTCATCATATTTCTCAAATAAATGCAGACACTTGTGAGCGTGCCGGATTGGGACCAAAAGCCTCTTCCAGTTTATTGGACTGGATAGACAATGAGCTACCTTTCTTTCAAGAACACATTCCTTGTAGTTGGTACTTTTCGGATACACCTCCGCCAGTTGTGAGTAAAGGAACTGTATGTATTAGTGGACGCTTGAAGAGTTTCAAGAGCAAAGCTGATGCTACTAATGCTTTGAATGCGGCTGGTTATGAAGTTAAATCCAGTCTTACAAAACAAGTAGGTTTTCTTATCAATGAAGGTGGGACTGAATCTGCTAAAACACGACAAGCCAGAACTACTGGCGTTACTATAGTAACTGATCTTAGATCATTTTTGGAGAACTAATATGGCACTTCCTAAGTGGACCGATGAGCGCACTGAAGCGCTTACTAATTTTGTCGGCGGCGAAAGCCCCGTCTCACAAGCTACTGTTGCAGAAGCAGCAGACCAGCTTGAAACTTCTACTCGTTCTATCTCTAGCAAACTGCGAAAGATGGGATACGATGTAGAGCTTGCTTCAACTGCTGGAGGACGTTCGTTCTCAGAGCAGCAAGAAGCTACTCTTCGTGCATTCGTTACTGATAACTCAGGCGCATACACATACGCTCAGATCGCTGAGCACTTCGAAGGTGGAAACTTTTCACCTAAGTCAATCCAAGGCAAGATCTTGTCTATGGAGTTGACTGGTCACGTTGCTCCTGCTCCTAAGGTAGAGAGCGTACGTACTTACACAGAAGCTGAAGAAGCTACATTCGTCTCTATGGTGAATGATGGTGCATTCGTCGAAGCAATCGCAGAAGCTCTCGATCGCTCTGTAAACAGCGTTCGTGGTAAGGCTCTTAGCCTTCTTCGTTCCGGCGACATCCAGGCGATTCCTCGTCAGGAGAACACCAAGGGCTCTACTAACGTAGATCCTCTCGACGGTGTTGATGTTGCTACTATGACTGTTGAAGCTATCGCAGAAGCGATTGGCAAGACAGCTCGCGGCGTAAAGACTATGTTGACTCGCCGTGGTCTAACTGCTGCTGACTATGATGGTGCCGCCAAGGCAGCTAAGTCTCAGTAATTACACAACTGTGTATGGTGAGGCTGGCTGGGTTTTCTAGTCAGCCTTTTTAATGTTCGGGGGAACTTTTGAATATATCAAGTGCTTTGATAAAGCAGTGCATCGCGCTGGCAGACTTTGAGACGTGGAGCTTTCTACGTAAAGAGTATCTGCCCGCCGAATATCACACGCTTTATGGTCAAATTGACAAGCACTGTGAAAACTTTCACGAGTTCCCTTCGTTCGACGATCTCAAGTTAAGTATACGACATGCACCTACCCGCGATAAGGTCTTCGCTATCGAAGCCATTGATGTAGATATTGATGCCGGTACTTTACTTGAGTATCTTAAGAATGAATATACTCAGAAAGAAATCTTAAACTCTCTTGATACTTATATTGATAATTCTGTAGTCTTTTCGTCTGCAGAAGAATCAGTGCAAGAGCTTCATCAAATTGTTCTAGACATAGAAGACAAAGTTGATCTTGAAGTTCCTCAGGAAAGTATGCAACGTATAGAATTGTTTGAGCCTGAAGAAGAGATCGGTAAATATATCGGTCTTGGTCTCAACGCTGAGTACGACCATGAAATCAAGTTCTCCCCCCGAGATTTGGTTCTGGTTGGTGGTCGGCGCGGGGCTGGTAAGTCTCTAACCTGTGCGAATATTGCAAACAACGTATTTCAATCTGGCCGTTCAGCTATCTATTTCACGATCGAGATGGATAGTAGATCAATACTGCAACGGTGTTGTTCTATCGCTACTGGTGTGCCATACTCTCGTCTACGTACACAAAATCTAAGTGTTACAGAGTGGGAGAAAGTGGCTGGCTGGTGGGCGAGTCGCTTCCAGCAAGGTCAGGACAGGTTGAAAGAGTATCGGGAAAACCGAGACTTTACAGAGTTCCATCGTAAACTTACTACACAGCATGAGCTTCTCCCGACTCAACAGCTTGATGTAATTTACGATCCAGGTCTAACTCTTGCAAAGATCCGTGCCGAACTCGATAAAAAAGTCAATCGTATAGACGCAGGCGTCATTATTGTTGACTATATCAACCAAGTCAAGCGTTCTAACATTCCCTCTCGGGGAGGGCAGTACGATTGGACGGAACAGATTGAAGTATCCAAAGCTCTAAAAGCTATGGCACAGGAGTATGAATGCACTGTATTCTCTCCTTATCAAACCGATGCCACAGGCGAGGCTCGCTTTGCCAAAGGTATTCTTGATGCGGCAGATGCCGCGTATGCACTAGAGGCTTATGAGCAAGAGGACTCTTGTATTAGCTTTAATTGTATGAAAATGAGGGCAGCCAGCATGAAGTCTTTCACTTCCGTTATGGATTGGGAGTCTTTGAAGATGGGGCCTGAAACAGCTCTTACTCCTCAGGAAAGAGAAGCTAGTTCACACAAAACTGATGAAGATATTGACGACCTCTGATAAAAAAAGTTCTTGACTATCCCCGGTGTTTGCTGTATAATATGTACTTCAATCATCGGGGATTTTTATTTATGGGAATGTTTTATGGATCAATCAGACATACAACTACAGGTAGAAAGAAGAAAAGCAGTACTCGACGCACTGGACCAACTCTCCGAGGCGTTCAATCAAACACTCCAAAACCTTATCGACGAGAAACACCTGAATACAGAAGTGGCTCCGACACAACTGGAGTTGCCGCTCGGCATGACTCGATGCAGTATACAGGATCCTTGGTTAAAGGTATCGGAACCATGCACAAGTCAAACGCTGTTCCGATCATCAATGAACAAGAAATGAAAGACATTGCAAGGATGAGACGATGAATTCAAGATTAGCTCCAAAAATTACAGAGCTTTTTGACATACTAGAAGTAGATATGGACGCAGGAGACTACATTCACGCGGATGTAACTCTTGCCCGACTATCAAAGTACTTTCACTTATTTGACGATGAACATGCAGACTATTACCAATATGCTCAAGACACTGTGGAATCTATGCTGGGTGATCTTGATGACGACTATTATGACGGGGACAATGATCTTTTTGATTGGGACGGCGATGCTCTGGCATCTGCTGGTTTCGGCGTGGACGAAGATTATTAATGAATGTAGAAGATCTACTCAAGAATAAAGATATTGCATATATTCCAAAAGGTAAGGACTATGTGGTTAGTTGTTTACACCCTGACCACAATGACCGTAATCCTAGTATGCGTATCGACCAAGTAACAGGAATATTTAACTGCTTCTCCTGTGGATTTAAAGGTAACCTATTTACCCACTTCGGCGAAAAAGTCAACAAAATGGAAATGAAGCGACAGCTTCTCAAAAAGAAAATAGACGAAGTAAGGGCGGAAAGCGTGGGACTACAAATGCCAGAGGGATACTCTCCATATATCGGTAATTGGAGAGGAATTCGAGCAGAAACATACCGAGAGTTTGAAGCATTCATTCATGCCGGAAAAGATTTTACAGGACGCATCTGCTTTCCTATACGAGATCGTTCCGGTAGAATAGTATCTTTTCAATCTCGAACTACCGGCGATCAACAGCCTAAGTACCTCAACACTCCTCCAGGTGCAAAGATGCCTTTGTTTCCTGTAGTAGAACCCATACAAGGCAGTATCATTCTTGTAGAAGGTATCTTTGATGTACTAAATCTACACGACAAAGGGTTGACAAATGCAGTATGTTGCTTTGGCGTGAAGAATGTAACAGAAGAAAAGCTTCAAGTACTCTCCGTTGCAGGAGTAGATAGCATTGATGTTTTTCTTGATAATGATGAAGCTGGACAAACTGGTTCAGCTAGAATACGTGAGCTATGCGAGTCAATAGGACTCAACACTCGTAACATTGCATTTGGAGACAAAGCATTGGATGCGGGAGCACTAGCTAAACCTCAAGTAGACAAACTAAAGAGTAAATTATATGCCTAAGGTTGCATTAGTAGAAACCAAACCAAGTAAAACAAGATTTTCAGCAGAGTTCGACGGATTGGAATTTGACCAATACCAGTTGTGCTCTGATCCAACTATTAAAAAAGTATTGAAGCGAGACTGCGACATTGACATGAATCCTGATGACTATGATTGGGTTATTCTTGTAGGTAGTGACGCGATGAAGTACTACACAAAATTAAGTTCCGTTACGGAATACTCTGGGAAAAAAGTGGAAGGCAAGTTCTTGCCTATTATTAACCCTGCGATGCTTGCATTCAAACCCGAAGCTAAAAAAGTGTGGGAATCAGGAAAGCAGAGCATCCTAGAGTATATCGCTGGTGAGAAAGAAGACGTAGTAATTGACGCATCAATCGCTTTCGGTATACAAGATACGGAGAAAGCAAATGAATTTATCCAAGCAGCAATCGATCACCCAGGAACGTACATTGCACTGGACTCAGAAACTACCGGACTCTACCCTCGGGATGGTTACATGCTCGGCATTAGCCTTTGTTACGATGGGGCTTCTGGTGCCTATATTGATACCGATTGTTTTTCTGAGCGTACTGAGCAGTTACTTCGTGAGCTCTTCCTCAAGAAAACAGTAGTATTTCACAATGCCAAGTTTGATATGGCATTCTTTGAGTACCACTTTCACTTCGAGTTCCCCAGCTTTGAAGACACAATGTTGCTCCATTACCTCATAGACGAGAATCCCGGAGGGCATGGCCTCAAGCAGCTTACAATGAAGTTTACACCTTATGGTGACTATGAGAAGCCCATGTATGATTGGATTGATCGCTATCGTAAGGAGCACGGTATTCTTAAAGATCAGTTTAGCTGGGGAGACATTCCTTTCGATGTGATGAAAACCTATGCAGGCATGGATGCTTTGTGTACGTTTCTTATCTACGAAAAGTTTATCAAAATTAAGCAGAATCCAAAGCTCAAGTGGGTATATGATAACATTCTTATTCCTGGCACTCGATTCCTTATTGACACCCAGGACAATGGTGTTCCTTTTGACCGTATGCGTTTGCTCGTAGGTCAGGAAGCTATGCAAGACGATATTGATGCTGCAGTTGCCGCTTTGTATGAAAATGATAACATACGGAGGTTTGAAGAACTAAATGGAAAACCATTTAATCCTAATAGTACTATGCAGCTTCGTAGTCTCCTGTTTGACTACCTTGGCCTCACGCCGACTGGTAAGAAAACTGGAACGGGCGCAGACTCTACTGACGCGGAAGTGCTCAAAGAACTCTCACTTCAGAGCGATGTACCTAAACGGATCTTGGATATACGACAAAAATCCAAAATCAAAAATACTTACCTTGATAAAATCATACCACAGTTGGATCGAGACTCTAGGTTGCGGACTGGCTTTAACCTACACGGTACTACTAGTGGGCGTCTATCTTCTAGCGGCAAATTAAATATGCAGCAGTTGCCACGAGACAATCCCACTGTAAAGGGTTGTATCAAAGCTGCTCCAGGACACAAAATTGTTGCTATGGATTTAACCACAGCAGAAGTATATGTTGCGGCTATTCTCGCAAAAGATAAAGCACTTATGGATGTGTTTCGTAGTGGAGGCAACTTTCACAGCACGATTGCTCACAAAGTATTTCGCCTTCCTTGCGAGCTAGACCAAGTGGCAGAGCTATACCCTGATAAGCGTCAGGCTGCAAAAGCCGTAACCTTTGGCATTATGTATGGTGCTGGCCCTGCAAAGATTAGCGAGCAAGTAACAAAAGATAGTGGTAAGTATTTTTCAAAATCGGAAGCCCAAGAAGTTATTAGTGACTACTTCAAAGCCTTCCACAAACTCAAGGCTTGGATTGATGATAATCAAAAATTTATTGAACAGAATGGGTTCATATATTCTTTCTTTGGTCGGAAGCGTAGACTCCCCAATGTTGAATCCACCGATGCGGCCATCCGCTCACATAGCGTTCGTTCTGGTCTTAATTTTTTGGTTCAGTCCGCTGCTAGCGATATTAACCTTCTTGGCGCAATAGACATGGGGGAGTATATCAAGGCAAAGGGAATGAAGTCTCGTATTTTTGCACTCGTACATGACTCAATTCTTGCCGAAGTTCCAGAGGATGAAATTGAACATTATAGCGAAAAACTTTTACACTTTATACAAATGGACAGAGGACTTACTATCCCAGGCGCTCCCGTCGGATGTGACTTCGAAATTGACGAAGACTACTCAATGGGTAAGTTCGCAAAGATGTATGGTAGTTCAGTATAAAAGCATTAACAAAGTAAAATTTCCCGTCTACATTCTATCTTCGGGGAACTGGGATAGACAAGACGGGTTACTCTTTTTAGACGGAGAAGTAGTAGATGATAGAAATATGTGCGGGGATACTTTGGGCATTCGCCGCCTACAAAGTCCTCATAAAAACATGCATCCCCTTAAACAGCAAGTTGATAACTTACGAGGAATTCTTAAATCAAAAGAAAAACATTTTATAGACACGAACGGTATACCGTTCATCTATGAAAAGACTGAGTTTTGTAAGCTAAAGTACTACAGAATAAAGTCGATAGTACAAAAGGACACTTGTTCGCTATTGAAGTTAGATGGCGTAAAGCAGCCTTTTGTTATTCCGAGACCTCCCACAAGTGAAATGCGGTATGCGGGAGTTTTACATTTTGGAACCCTACCGTGGGTATTATACGAGTATTCCGAAGACCGTCGTGAGGACACTCGAAGAAAAGTATAAATTATGGGTAAACGATCTAAAACTTTACAGGGTGCAAACTTAGAGTTGCAGGAGATTGAACCACTCACACAAAACCAGCTTCGAGCTTTTGAAAGCGACAAGAACATGGTCTTGCATGGGGTAGCAGGAACAGGTAAAACATTTATTGCGTGCTACTTTGCCTTTGATGACATGATTAAAGGCGAGTATGATAAGCTCGTACTAATACGTAGTGCAGTTCCTACTCGGGATATAGGATTCCTTCCAGGAACCGAGAAAGAAAAAGCATCGGTATATGAAGAGCCGTACAAGGATATTTGTATAGAACTCTTTCAACGTGGCGATGCGTACCAAATATTAAAGACGAAAGCGTTAGTGCATTTTATGACAACTTCATTTATTCGTGGCGTAACTCTACGTAATGCTACGATTATTATAGATGAGTGTCAGAATATGTCATTTCATGAGTTGGATTCCATTATTACTCGTGTTGGAGAAGGCTGTAGAGTTATTTTTTGTGGAGACTTCCGTCAGGCAGACCTACACAAGAATGGCCTACGGGACTTTATTCGCGTACTAAAAGCAACCGAAATGTTCGATATAGTAGACTTTGAAGTTCACGATATTGTACGTAGTAGTTTTGTTAAAAAATACATCATAGCAAAAGACCAACTAGGGTTATAATGAAAGCTGTTCTATCTAACCGTATCTTTATGGAGTGTAGTCCGGAGTATCGAAAGGTACTCTCGGACGAACTCACTTACAAAATACCTTCGCAAAACCCAAACGATCCACCACAGGTCATTAAGAATCTGCAGCGGGTGCGCGAAAATCTGGTATCTATACCAATCGGACGAACGGATCTGATACCAGGCTCATACGAAATTGTAGAAAAACGTCTAAATATTCCTGCTGATTTTCCGGAATTTAAATTTGAGTTACGACAAAGTCAGCAGGATGTTTATAATGAGCTTACCGACAATTGTATCATCAACGCGTGGGTAAGTTGGGGAAAGACCTTTACAGGTCTTGCAATCGCAGGGAAACTGGGCCAAAAAACACTTGTAGTGACGCACACTGTGCCACTACGAAATCAATGGGCCAAAGAAGTGGAGAAAGTATATGGATTTACCCCTGGCATTATTGGGAGTGGTCAGTTCGATATTGATAAGCCTATTGTTATTGGGAATACTCAGACTTTGTATCGGAATATCGAGAAAATCAGAAAAGAATTCGGAACTATAATACTAGACGAGATGCATCACGTATCTTCTCCGACTTTTGCTAAAATTATTGATACCAGCCATGCTCGATATAAGATTGGGCTATCAGGTACAATTGAGCGCAAAGATGGAAAGCACGTTGTATTTCGAGATTACTTCAGTCCGAATATCTTCAAGCCGCCAAAAGAGAACTTTCTTACTCCGAGCATACACATCTATCGCTCAGAAGTACGTTTTCCGGATGGCGCAAATATACCTTGGGCGAAGCGAGTTAATACTATCGCAAATAATGATGAGTACCGCCACTCCGTAGCTATGCTTGCATCAGCGTACGCGGCACGAGGCCACAAGGTGCTCGTGGTGTCAGATCGAGTTCATTTCTTGAAGAGCTGCGCCGAACTGACTGGTGAGAATTCTATATGTGTTACGGGCGAGGTACCGCACGAGCAAAGAGAAGAACTCATAAGTGAAATCTTACATGGAAGCAAGAATATTTTATACGGCACTCAAGCTATTTTCAGCGAAGGCATATCTGTGAATACATTGAGTTGTCTTATTCTTGCAACTCCTATTAATAATGAGCCACTACTTACACAGCTTATCGGTCGAGTAGTTCGCAAACACGATAATAAAAGAGATCCGGTAATTATTGACATTCATCTCAAAGGCAAGACAGCCCAACGACAAGCATCCAACAGGATGGGCTACTACATGAAACAAGGTTATTCAATTAAACAGCTTTGAACGTAGAAAAATAGTTCTTGACTTTTGCATCAAATGAGAGTATAATATGTTGTTCTATAATTGGGAAAAGATATTTGAATCATCTGAAGGGAACCCTCAGACGATGTATTCCATTGTCAAAATGATGTATCTTAATGAAATACCTAAAAACAAATATGACAAAATTTATAAATATGCTAATAAGAGCTTTATTGGACAGTCCTTTTTACTACATCCAGATGTACTACTGTACAATTCTTATAAGCATAGCTTTCGCGAGATAGCCCAGTATCTTGCTTTAGCTTCTGTCCGCCCTTACGTGGACTATGTAACAACTGGGGAACTTACTCTAGATCTTGACCTTGTTGAGATACCACTAGAGCTTTTTACAGACAACAGCCTACTACATGTAGAAGATGGTAAATTACATTTTTTATATGAAGAAGTCAAACAGGAGAATATACACTAATGGCACTATCATTCAACAAAGCCGCTGGCGGCGCTAAAAAATCTTCCCTTACTTCCTATTCTTACCGCGATGGAGACAACGAAGTTCGTCTCGTCGGAGATGTACTTGCACGGTATGTATACTGGCTAGAAGGTAAAAACGGCAAGAACATTCCTTTCGAGTGCTTGTCTTTTGATCGCAACGAAGAGCGATTTAACAATCTTGAAAAGGACTGGGTACGAGAGTTCTACCCCGATCTGAAGTGTGGCTGGAGCTACGCAATGCAGTGTCTTGATGGCGGTGAAGTAAAAATCATCAACCTCAAGAAGAAGCTCTTTGAAGCTATCTTAACTGCGGCAGAAGATCTTGGGGATCCTACTGATCCAGAAACAGGCTGGGACGTTAAGTTCAAGCGTGTTAAGACTGGACCTTTGCCCTACAACGTAGAGTACCAGTTACAAGTACTCAAGTGCAAGCAACGTGCTCTCAGCGAGAATGAGCTACAAGCAGTTGCAGACTTAAAGTCTATGGACGATGTTATGCCCCGTCCTACTCCCGACGCACAGAAAGCACTTCTTGAAGAGATTCGTGAAGATGCAGCGGGCGATATTGATGAATCTTTGGAAGATGAGTTCAAGATCGGATGATTTTATTTACGGCAGACTGGCATATAAAGCTAGGGCAAAAGAACGTACCTCGTGATTGGGCGATAAAGCGTTATCAATCATTTTTTGAACAAGTACATAGTTTAGAAAAGCAGTGCAATATGCACGTTATTGGTGGTGACTTATTTGACCGTCTGCCGAACATGGAAGAGTTGGAGCTTTACTTTGAGTTTATATCAAAGGTGAGTATCCCAACTCTTATCTATGACGGAAATCACGAAGCTACAAAGAAAAACAAAACATTTTTTACACAGCTAAAGAAAGTATCGCGAGAGATTAACCCACTCGTAAAAGTAGTTGATATGTCATACTACGACAATGACTTTGGGTTTGGAGTACTGCCCTATGCAGATCTTCATCGTAAAAATTCTATTGAACTGTTTGATCCAAAGAAGCCTTTGTTCACTCATGTTCGCGGAGAAATACCTCCACACGTCAAGCCAGAGGTGGACTTAGACAGGTTCGAGGATTTCCCTGTAGTTTTTGCAGGAGACCTACACGCACATAGCAATACTCAACGAAATATTGTATACCCCGGTAGCCCTATGACAACTTCATTTCATAGAAATGAGGTACAGACTGGCTACCTCTTAATAAACCCAAGAGATTGGTCATGGATGTGGGACGCTTTTGAGCTACCACAACTTATTCGTAAAACAGTATCAGACCCAAGTGAGATGATACCAACGGACTTCCATCATACAATCTATGAGATAGAAGGGGACATACAAGAGCTCGCAAACGTAAAAAACAACGAACTTCTTGATAAGAAAGTTGTAAAACGAAGTAGTGAAGCTACTCTCGTAATACAGAAAGACATGAGCATTCAAGAAGAATTAGTAGAGTATCTATCCTATATTTTGGAAATACCAGAAACAAGGATACCAGAAATAGTAGGTATATTTAATGATTACGCTGCAAAAGTTGAAATGGAGTAATTGTTTTAGCTATGGGCCTGACAATGAGCTAGATCTCAGTGATAATACTGTAACGCAAGTTCTTGGCACTAACGGTATGGGCAAGTCGTCCATACCGTTAATTATTGAAGAGGCACTATACAACAAAAACTCGAAAGGTATTAAAAAAGCAGATATACCCAATAGATACGTAAATGCAGGATACCATATACATCTTGAATTTGCGAAAGATGGAAAAAAGTATGATGTCGTTATTGATCGGAAGTCTAGTATTAAGCTTAAGTTGCTGGAAAATGGAGAAGATATTAGTTCTCATACAGCGACCAATACATACAAGACACTCCAAGATATTATTGGAATCGACTTTAAAACCTTCTCTCAGTTGGTATATCAAAACACAAATAG